TGAAGCATTTGATAATCCGTTTATCAAAACTTCTTACATCTGGGATATGCCATCAAATCTTGGTGTGGCTACTTCTTGGAATCTTGGTATCAAATCAACGCCGTTCGCTCTTGGTTGGATTCTGTTGAATAATGATGCAGAGTTTCTGCCTGGCAAACTTGAACGGTTTTGGCTGTCGTGTGAGGATAACGAGATTCAACTTGCTGGAACTCCGCCATGGGCTTGTGCGTGGATTGGTTGCGATGTAGTGAAAGAGATTGGTTTGTTTTGTGAGGCTTTTCATCCAGCATATTTTGAAGACAACGATTATGAGCGTCGAGCGAAGCACGCACATATCCCGATTGCGATTGTTCAAGATCCAGTTATTGAACATATAAATTCTGCGACTATTCATTCTGACGAAAGTTTCTCTCACAAGAACACTGTCTCGTTTGAATCTAATAATGAACTGAACAAGATGCGCAACGCATCGTTTGATGAAGGTCATTGGGATCTGCAACGAAGACTTGAATTGAGTTGGGACAAATGAGCATTGCAATCTGTGCCACAGTTTGGGGTAATTATTGGGAACGATTTGGCGCACTATTTATCGAACAGATGGAGAAGTTGAACACTGAGCCTGATGAAATAATCATTTCTTCACCTGAGCCGTTAAAACTTCCAAAGCACTGGATTGAGATTATCCAACCTCACAAGAAGTGGGATAATTGGAATGACACAATCTCTTCTGCAAGATCTGAATGGGTTTGTCCTGCTGGTATTGACGATATTTGGTTTGCTGATGGGCTTGATGGTCTCACAGATGTTGACGATGATGTGGATATTATTAGTGCTGCGTGGATGGAAAATGGCAGATTGTGGGCGGCTGATCCAATAGGTTTTGAAAACATTCTCCATTCATCACATAATCCGATGCTTGGGATGACTATCTGGCGGAAGTCAATTGCACACAAGATCCCGTATCGTCAAGTTGTTTGGAACGATTGGATCCAATGGATGGAGATTCGTAAACTTGGATTGAAAGTTGAGTTCAAAACTAAACCTGTGGGAGACCATATTCGTCATCCTGATGCTTACAGCATTCGAGGCGACGCAAACGGTGAACTTGAATGCGAACAGATGCGTGCAATCTTGCGTCAGCATAATGTTGTGCCTGGGGTAGAATTCCCTCCACAAATCTTGAAGTAGGATAAAAGCACCATGGCAATCGTTAACGGCTACGCAACTCGCAATCAGATAAAGGCTGCACTTCGCATCGGCACAGCCGACACACAAGACGACGAACTAATTGACAACTGTGCTGGTGCAGCGTCACGACTAATTGACGGCTATGCAAACCGCGCTTTCTGGGTAGTTGGCACCGCAACTTCTAGAGTTTTCACAGCAGGTAGCGATTTTGTTTGCCAGGTTGACGATATGTCTAGCACTGCTATCACGGTGAAAAGTTCGCAACAAGCAAACCAAATCTTTGATACGACTTGGACAACATCTGATTATCAGTTGGAACCAGTTAACGGAATCCTTGACGGTCTCACAGTTCCATACACACGCATCCGCGCAATCGGCGATTATCTTTGGCCGACATTGAACAACAACTTTGGTGAAGAAGCGTTGGTGCAGGTGACAGCGTTGTGGGGTTGGCCTGCTGTGCCGGAACCGATTACGCAAGCAACAATCATTCAGGCTTCACGAATTTTCAAACGCTATGACTCGCCTCTTGGTGTTGCAGGTTTCGGCGACCTTGGTGTGATGCGAGTGTCTCGCGCACTTGATCCTGATGTGATGCAACTTGTTGAGCCGTATCGCAAGATGCGAATGTTCGCATGACCGCAACAGTCACAGAACTCAAAACTGGTCTCAAGACTCGACTGGACACGATCACCAATCTTCGCGCCTACGCAGTTCAACCAGATCAAGTCAATCCTTCCCTTGGCGGTATTGCTTGGCCGACTCTTGAATCTGTCACCTATCACGGTGCGATGGGTCCAGGGTTAGTGACACACGTTTTCACAGTTTCAGTGATTGTTGGGCGAGCTGCGGAACGCACAGCACAAAACTTGATGGACACTTATCTTTCCTACGACTCAGGGATTCGAGCCGCCATTGAAGGCGACAAGACTCTTGGTGGTAAAGCACAAACTTTGATTGTGGAAGAAGCATCCAACATTTCAACGGTTGACGCAAACGACACAACATATCTGACAGTGGATTTTCGTGTCGTGGTGTACGCTTAACCTATGGCAAAGTATCAAGTCGTTGAAGGCTTCATTGTCGCTGATAAACAATATCCAGCCACTATTGATGAGACGGATGTTCCTGATGTATCATTGCTCGTCGCCTCTGGGCGTGTAATTTTAATAGATAGTTCAACCTCGAAAGCCGATAAGGCAGGAGATAAATAATCATGGCAAAATTAGTTTTAACAGGAGCAGTCGTCCAACTTGGTGGCACAGACGTTTCTTCGAGCGTTGCTGCAATAACATTGACGACTTCCGCTGCAGAGGTACCAACAACGAATTTCGGGTCTGCCGGTGCAGTAACACGAGTTTCAGGATTGATCGATAATTCTGTCACTCTTTCTTTCCACAACTCGTTTAACGATATTGATGGTCTGATTTTTCCTTTGATTGGTTCAACAGCAACAACTTTGAACATCTTCCCGAACGGAACCGCTCTCGGAACGGCTTCGCCGAAGTATGCCATGTCAGTTTTATGCAACAACTGGACTCCTGTAAATGGTGCCGTGGGCGAGCTAAACACAGCGGACGTAACGTGGCCTGTCAGTGGAGCAATCACAAAAACAACTGCTTAAATAAATCTTAAGGAGGTTTATGAAGATCAATTTAGAAGTCACCACGCTTGATGGTGTTACAAGTAAAGTCACGGCACAGTTCGCTGACTTCATCGCATTCGAAGGTGCAAAGAATCGTTCTGTTGCCAACTTCCAAACCGAACTAAAACTCACCGATCTCGCTTGGCTTTGTTGGCATGCACAGACTCGACTGCATAAAACTCAATTGAAGTTTGAAGAGTGGACTGAAACAATTGAGAGCGTGGAGGTTGGAACCGATTCTGCGGTGATCGTCCCTTTGGAGAATCCTCAGCCCACTGGCTGATCGCATATCTTTCGTGCGAGACACACATCGCACCATCTGTCCTTCTGCAAGAATCACCTAGGATGCTTTACACGATGCTTGCTTATCTTCGTTGGCGTTCAGTGAAATCTAACCCACCACAGAGGATTACCTGATGGCATACTTCTCGGCATTTCCAAATGCTCCTGGTGACGCGTCAACAATTGGTCGTGACAGTGGAATGGTCAATGGCGTAAATCTCGGATTCAGTGTTGTGCCAGGTGGCAACACAGTAGATGTCAAGGATCTATTTGAACAGTTAAGAAGATACGAGAAGGCAAGTCCTTTATTTAATAAAGAGATGCGTAAAGTTGCCTATGAGATTGCTAAAAAATTATCAGCCGAAGTTAAGACTGAAGCAGGAGCAGCTGGTGCTTCACCTGGTAGGTCTAGACAATATCTACAAGTCGCAAAAGGATTACGCGCAAGCAATGAAAGAATCCCAACAATCAAACTTCGAGGCAACGATCCATTCAGATCGACTACCAGACCAGTGAATCAAAATAAACGCAAAAAAATTAAAGGACGCAATCAAAAAGTTGTTCTGTCAGACATCTTTTTCGGTGCAGAATTTGGTGGTGGTGCGACTAAAAACACGAAACAATTCTTGCGACATCGTGGACAATCTGGTTACTTCTTTTGGCCGACCGTCCGCAAGCGCAAGAACGAGATTGCCAAAGAATACCTTGATGGGCTGGATAAAGTCCTGAATGATCTGCATTTATGATGCTTGCAATCGGCTGAGGATTCGGTATCCTTGACCTAGGAGGTTCTGCACAATGTTTGAAGTCGTCGGGTTCCCATCGGTCAAATCTGTCTATCCAAAGACCATCGCCGAATCTTGGATGCAGTTTGCTTCAATGCTCGGAAAACATGAAGAACGTGAAAAGAAGTCTGATGGTTCGCTTTATTCGCCTGTCACCTATCGTGACCACACAACGCGAGGCAATCGCAACGTGTCGCACATCTGGGCGTTAGTCGCCGACCTTGACGGTGAAGCATTTGAGAATTGTGATATCGGATCCTATATCCACTTTGCGTACACGACTTGGTCGCATCGTGAAGATAATCCTCACTGGCATGTTGTCATCCCATTCGAGCAGGCTGTGCCAGTTGAGAACTGGGAAGAAGTTTGGCATGAGACACATCATCGTCTAGGTCTTAAAGGCGACCCAGCAACTAAAGATCCTGCGCGTATCTTCTACCTGCCACAACACGAGGCTGGTCAACCATTCCGTACACATCATTCGGGTTGGCGTTTTATTGACCCAACCATCACCGACATCGCTGCGCCGACCCGAACTTTCAATACACCTAACATTCGTTCAACACGTCAGCCTCGAAGCGGTAAAGCGATGCGATGTGTGCAGGATCCGAAATGGTGGGATGCTCCAGTTGATTTGTCGCAGTATGAGGGTATGAGCCAGGGTGAGATTCATGCTGATATGAAACGTGAGTGGGCTGAGTTGCGTAAACGGATGGCTACGAACTGAGTAGAATTGAATCACCATGGCAGGTGAACGAACTTTTGTTGTAAAAATTCTTGGCAATTCTGACGGCGCAATAACTGCGTTTAAGAACCTTGCGCGTGAAGGCATGGATTCTCTTGACAAGATCAAATCGGTTGGCTCAAAACTTGGTGACGCTTTTGATGTTGTAAAGAAGGGTGCGTTAATTGCTTTAGGTGGTTTGACTGCTGTTGCTGGTGCGGCAGCTGGTGCCGTGTATATGGCTGCGGAAGATGAGAAGTCTCAGAAACTTCTGCAAGCACAGTTGGAGCGTTCAGCTGGTGCGACATTGGCGCAGGTCCAGGCTACGGAAGCGTTTGTGACCGCAGCCATGCTTGCGACCGGAGTGGCGGATGACGATTTGAGGCCAGCCTTTGCGAATTTGGTTCGAGCAACAGGCGATCTGACACAGTCTCAGCGTCTGTTCAATTTGGCATTGAATATCTCGGCAGCCACATCACGCGATTTGGAATCAGTCACCTTAGGTTTGGGACGTGCGGCGACAGGCAACATCGGTGCATTGACTCGACTCGGCATCCCGTTGGATGAAGGTGCAAAGAAGTCGAAAGACTTTAGTGCAATCCTTTTGCAACTTGAAGGACAATTCGCTGGTGCGTCTGCGGTCGCTGCCGACACCTTCTCTGGTCGTGTGAAGATTCTTAAAACTTCGTTGGGTGAGGTCACGGAATCTATCGGCTATCTTCTGCTTCCAGCAGCGATGAAATTGGTTGAGTTCTTCCAAACACGTCTGGTGCCTGCGTTGCAGTATGCAGTTGAAGGTTTCAAAGATCAAGGCATTTCTGGTGCTTTGAAATACTTCGGCGCAGCAATGGGTGATACCACGTTCAAAGTTCTTAACTCTTTAGAAGGGATGATTCTCGGCTTCACCAACCTTGAACTAGCTATCGTTCATTTCTTTGGACCTGTAGCAGCAGCGATTGATCTGTTGCGAGGTTTCGCTAGTGCAATCACTGGTGGCGATGGTGTTGTCAGCATTGAACAAATGTTGATTGACCGTACCGAAGGCGTGAAAACGAGTTTTGACAGAATGCGTAACTCTGTCACTAATGCTGGTATTGCAATGAATTTACAGGGCAACAAAACAAGTCCGCTTGTGGATCAGTTTGACAAGATCGGAACAAAAGTTTTACCTAAGGCTAAAGAAGCGACAGATGGGATGACTACATCGTTGGACAAGCTGGGTGCTGGGACTTCGAAGGCTGGTAATGCGGTCGCTACTTTCAAAGAAAAAATGCTTAAATACACGGATGCGTTGAAGGGTTCTACAACTGCGCAGAAGGCTTTGACTAGTGCGCAGAAGGGTACTGCTGACGCGCAAAAGAATCTTGACAGAGCAAACACTGATGTTGCTTCTGCACAAGAAAAATTCAACCAGGCTGTCGCTGGTTATGGTGCAGATTCAAAGCAGGCTAAAGATGCGCAACGTGAACTAGATAAGGCTCAGCGTGGTGTCGAGCGTGCTGGTTACCGTGTTGAGGAGTCTTTGTTTGCGGTTGCTGACGCTGAAAAGAAGTTGGCTGATATTCGTAAAGATCCTGAGTCAAGTCCGCAAGATATTCGTGAAGCGGAACTTAATTTGGCTCAAGCGAAGTTGGCTGTGCGTGATGCTACCGATGACCAGTTTGATGCAACTAATGGTTTGGCTACTGCTCAGGCTCAGTTGAATGAGATTGTTGTTGGCGCAATTGTTGGTTCGGCTGTTTATGACGGTCTTCTTAAGGATTTGAATGACGCTAAAGAAAATCAGATCAACGCTTCTGAACGGTTGTCTGATGCGATAGCAAGAGAGAAGGATGCGTTTGAGGCTTTGGCTGAAGCAATCAAGAAAGTTGCTGACGCTGCCGCTCAAATGCCTAACGCTAATCTTGCTATCCCATCTATCCCATCGGTACCTATGCCTGTGACTGGCACAACTTCAGTCTCGGCTGGTGGTGGCGGTGCAACCATCACAATCAATACAGGTATCGGCACCAATGGTGTTGAAGCAGGAAGACAGATCGTGGAAGCTATTCAACAGTATTCAAAGATTGCTGCTGATCCGCTAGGGATTAACGCTCGACAATGATTCCGGATTAACCATGGCACAAACTATGAAATGGGGTCAGGCATATTCGGTGCTGCTCGACGTGGGTGCTATCGCAAACGCTTTTACACTTGACTCTTCAACTTTGGATAGCACGATTGATGTTCTTGATGGAACGACAAACTTTGTTGACGCAACCGAATATGTTTTATCGGTTTCAATTAAGCGTGGTAGACAATCACAAGTTGACAATATGAATGTTGGCATTTGTCAAGCAACTTTTGATGACCGTCTATCTGGTCGTCTGTTTGATCCAGCGAACACTGCTTCAAGATGGTTTGCAGGCAATCAAGATCTGTCACCTCGAAGGAACTTCAAAGTTCTTGCCGGTACAGCAGAACTGTTTGTCGGAAAGATCACTGATCTTGACATTCAGTACGAGATGCCGAACTTGTCGTTTGCTTCAATCACAGCAGCCGATGGGCTTTACGAACTGTCAAAGACGACGCTCTCAGGTTTCACACCATCGCAACAATTAACCTCTGAGCGTGTCACTGCGATTCTCAACCGAACAGAAGTTGCCTACTCGACTGCGTTGCGCGACATTGAAACAGGTTTAGCAACTTGCGGGACAGTCGCTTATCCTGACAACACGAATGTTTTGTCGGCTTTGCAAAGTGTTGCGATCGCTGAAGATGGTCGACTGTTCGCAAATCGTAAAAATGAGATTGCTTTTGATAAACGAATTTATTCAACTACCGCAACTGCTGTCGCAAACTTTGGTGGCACTGCAGCGATGTCCGTTCCGATGACAGCGATCTCCGTTGGATACGGTCAAGAAACATTGTTCAACCGTGTCTCAATCAGCGTGGACGGTTTCGGCACCGCACAAGTTGTAAGCGATGCAACTTCGCAAGGCAAGTTTGGTGTGCAAAGTTACTCGCTTGACAATGTGCCGTTAGTTTCTGACGCTGCTGGTTCTGCTCTTGCTGTCAACATCCTTGCCAAATACAAGGACCCGGTGTTCAGATTTGATGAGATCGCCACCAGCCTGCAAGCATCTGGAACAGCTCTATACCCAACTCTTCTGACGCTTGATGTCGGGTCTATAGTGTCGGTCACAAAGACTTACGCAACAGGCTTGCCTTTGAGCCGTACAGATAACGTGTATATTGAACAGATCTCACATGATATTTCACCGCAAGATCATCGGATAAGATTCGGTTTGGGTCAAGCAAATGTGATTACTAATTTCATTCTTGACACCAGCACTCTTGACAACACTTTATTTGGATTAGGATAGGAGAACTATGTCAGTTAGACCAACCTTCACGACAGGTGATGTATTCACCGCAGCGAACGCCAATATCTTGGCATCGTCAATCATCGCAATCAATTCCCAGACCGGCACCGCGTATACCGTGGCACTCACCGATGTCGGCCGATTGGTTACAGTCACGAATGCTGCCGCAATTTCTGTGACAATTCCTGCGAACTCGACAACAGCGTTTGCGGTTGGTGACCAGATCAACATTTGTAATCTCGGCACAACTACTGCCACGATTGTCGCTGCTGTCGGCGTGACCCTGAACTCAAATGGTGCAAAACTTATACTCAACGGTCAATATGCCGTTGCGACTTGTTTGAAGCGTGACACCGACACTTGGATAGTGGTCGGTAACGTCAAGGCGTAGTTGTGCAAGTACTTAGCGCACCACACGCAGGCGGACAACTAATAAATTATCTAGTTGTGGCTGGCGGCGGTGGCGGTGGATATGGTTACTACGGCGGTGGCGGTGGTGCTGGTGGGTTTCGTTGTACTGTCGGTGCAAGCGGTGGTAGTCCTGGGACAGTTGAAGATAAAATAGCGTTGGTATCTGGTATCGCCTTAACTGTTACTGTTGGTCTTGGTGGTGCTGGCGCAACTGGTGACACTGTTGCTGGCTCAAATGGGTCAAATTCGGTGTTCAGCACTATTACTTCAGTTGGTGGTGGTGGCGGACTTTCGCGCGAACAAAATGCAACAGGTGTGACAGGTGGGTCAGGTGGTGGCGTTGCATATTTAGGTACGCCGGGTAGTGGTACAGCAAATCAAGGCTATGCAGGCGGCACAGGTTCGTTTGGCGGCGGTGGCGGTGGTGCTGGTGCGGTCGGTGGGAATGGTTTGGTAAGTCCACCGTATGGTGGTGTTGGCGGTGTAGGTGTGGCGACCACTATTTCAGGTAGTTCAGTTTATTACGCAGGCGGCGGCGGCGGTGGTGGAAATGGCGGAAATCGTGCTGGTGGGCAAGGAGGCGGTGGCACAGGCGGAAATCTTGCTGGTAGCAATGCAACAAATGGTGCAGCAAATACTGGTGGTGGCGGTGGTGGTGCAGGGTTGAGCAGTGTGGCAAGCGGTGGTAGTGGGATTGTAATTATTGACGCAGGCATACTTGCCGCATCGACTACAGGTTCGCCAACTTTGAGCGGAACTGTTTATACTTTTACTGGTAGCGGAACGATCACCTTCTAATGGCTCACTTTGTTCAAATAGTTGACGGCATAGTCGTAAACGGAATAGTTGTACACAACAACGAACTACTTGTTGACGGTGTAGAAGTTGAATCTAAAGGTGCAGAGTTTTGTACAAATCTTTTGGGTGGCACTTGGATTCAAACCTCGTTTAACAACCGTATTCGCAAACAGTATGCAGGTATTGGATACACATACGACAGCACAGCCGATGTGTTTGTTGCGCCGAAACCTTTCGCTTCATGGACTCTTGACAGCAATCATGACTGGCAACCACCAACGCCGAAACCTGACGGCAACTATTCGTGGAATGAAGCACAACTTAAATGGATTCTCATTCAATAAAGTTTCCACTCCAGATGCTTCGGTGTCTGGATTCAGACTCGTCTAACTGGCGAGTCTTTGTTTTCTAACTTCAAGGGTATTTTGTTTCTAAGTCCGATCGGTAGGTTATTGGTCAGACAACTAGTATTCCGAATATGGAACCGAAGTGAAATCAAACTTGACTCGATGGCTGATACCTATACCAGCCTTGCTGTTCGCATTCTTTCCAAACCCTGCCAAGGCTGACCCAATCGCAGGATTGAATGCGGTCGGCTACCTGATATCTGGTCTGCCAACCAGATCCGATATCGCTTATCCGCAATGTGGTTCGGAGTTAGAAAACAACATCAACCGCAACTTCAACGGTGAACCATTCCAACAATGTGGCAACGACAACTTCATGGTTCACTACACCGGAACAATCACGATTCCAGAGAATCAGACAATCAGTTTCATGATCGCTGCCGACGATGGCGGAACGGTAAAGATCGGTGACACAGCCGAATTCGGCACATGGAACTTCAAAGGCTGCTCATGGTCAACACCAACATCTTTTGTGTTAACAGGCGGAACCTATCCACTTGACGGATGGTTCTTCGAATCTGGTGGCTTGACCTGCTACATGCTTGCTTGGAATATCAACGGCGCAGGCTTCGTCATCGTGCCAGATAACGCATTCACAACCACACCACCTTCGACCACGACTACGACTTCATCCACTTCCACTTCAACAACAACCACAACACTAGAGCCAAGTACGACAACGACAGAACTGGCAACAACATCCACATCGACCATACCAACAACAACGACAATTCGTGCCACCACGACCAGTACGACCACGACGACAGTTCAAGAAACAACTACAGCTCCACCAACGACGATTCAAATCCAAATACAACAACCGCAAACCCTTCAAATTCAGCCTGAGCTTCAGCCGACTACAACGGACAGCACTCAGCCTCCGACAACAACTTCTACCAGTGTCCCTTTGCCAGTCGTCGTTGTATCCACACTGCCAGTGCAAACGGCCACATCATCATCAATGCCGCAAATGCCAACCATCGAAACGACGCTTCCGATCCAAATAGAACCCAAAGTGACCACAACTGTGTCTTCCAGAAGAACCACGCTCCCAGAGCCGACCACGCCAAATACTTTCGTTGTCTCATCAACCCTCCCTGATACACCCACCACGCTACGACCTGCCGAAACAGTTCTGACATCAATCAAACCACCAGAGACCACATCTTTGGCACCTATCCAAGAATCTAAGCCAACACCAACAGAAGTCCATGTCGCAAACCTGCAACAAAACATTGAAACTGTCTCAGCAGTAATAGACATTGTTGCAGAAACAATCTCCGACCCAACGAAACTAGAAACCTTGTCCGATCAACAAATTGAACAAGTGTTTCAAGAACTAGTCGTTGAAGAACTGACAGTCGAGCAGGCTGACCAGATAGTTGAAGCCCTAAACAAAGCACCAACCAAAGTCAAGAAAGCATTTGAAAACAAAGTCAACGTGTTCTCAGGTCTGTTCAACTCATACAAAATGGTCGGATCAACAATTCCTGTTGGCGAGCGTAGAACTCTTCTAGCGGTTTCTAATACAATGGTTGCAATTGGAGCAAGCCTGCGCAGAAGAGAAAAATAATATGTGGCGCAAACTGAAAGATGAAATCTATGCACTCGGATTCACGCTTGGCGCATCCGCAATAACCATTATGACTTTGTCAGGATCTGTTCAAAATTGGGCTTTATTCTTCACGTTTCTTTCGCTCGCACTACACTTGGCAGGAGTATTAACCAAAGGAGAGAAGGACAATGGAACCGACAGTGGGAATTAAACAGAACGCAACAATCGCAAAGTTTCTTGATCTAACTCAAAGACTCTTTTCACTCTTCCTCGCCAACGCTTTACCAGCAGTCACGACCGGTGCAGTCATCGGAATCTCTGTCGGCAAGTCAGCAATCATGGCTGGTGCTATGGCTGTCATCGCTGTTGTGCAGAAACTTGCGCAAGCATCAGTTGACGGTGATCTGACATCCGAAGAAATCAAAGAAGCATTCTCAGGAGCCAAGAAGAAATGAAATATCCTGTAGTTGAAATCAAACTCCCAGCAGTATTGAAAGGCGCAGAGAACGGCAGATTGCCTGTATCTGTTCTTGTCGATATTTCTGGTGGTGGCAAATTGGTCTCACCAGCTGCACGAGCGTGGGAAGCTATGCACGACGCAGCGATGTCCGCTGTCGGTGTGAAACCTTTCAAGCCGACTTCGAGTGCTGATGCTTACCGATCATTCCCACAACAGTTGGCAGGGTTCATGTCACGTTTTGTGGACGCACCAAATCCAAACACGACTGACACGACTCGTACTTATCTTGGCAAAAAATGGTATATGAAGAAAGGTGTCGCACCGATGGCTTCACCTGGTACTTCTAATCATGGTTGGGGTTTGGCTGTTGATATTTGGTCGGCGAACGGTGCGCGTCTTGATTGGATGTTGCAGAACATTGCCACGTTCGGCTGGTCGTGGGAAGTGCAGTCAGAACCTTGGCACATTCGATATGTCGCTGGTGACAAACTTCCTGACGCAGTGGTTGAATTTGAGGCAAAGAAACTTAAGCCGGTCTAAACATGGATGGCGGAGTTGCAGCGGTATTAGCCGCAATCGTTACCGCCATTGGCGCAATAATCATCGCAATCATGCAATTCAGAAGTATGCGAGAAGAAAACAGGACAGACCACGGAATCGTTGCTGCACGCCTAGATCACGTCATTGACATAGTCAGTGGCACATCAACTAAACTGACTTCGCATCTGGATTGGCATCTAACCAAGGAGTCTGCACATGGGCAAACTGTCAAAGGAAATAAAGAGCTTTAAGCCTGTCGCAAAAGGTAACAAACCTTATATATCTTTTGTTCTTGAATCTTTATCTCTTGAAGATGCCAGAGATTTGGTTGAAGCAATCTATGACCATTCTGTGCGTGTGCCTTCAATACTGGCTGTGATGAAAGAACGGGGATTCAATAACTTGTCTGCAACGATGATTATGAAACTTCGGCACAAGACCTCTGTGGCACCAGATCCAAAGTATTTCAGATGAAAATAGGCGACGAAATTAAAGTAATGCAAGAAGTTGAAATACTTCGACGCGCCTTGCAAGTAGCCCAAAAGTCTGAGCATCGTGCAAGGTCAAAGACCTCTGATTTGGTTGATGCAGTCTTTGAGGCATCAAAGCAGGCGTTGCTTGCTACACCGAGAACAAAACCAGTGCCACCAGTAAAAGACATACGGAAAGGAAAAGCGGAAGTAGCACTAGTTCATCTTACCGACTGGCAAGCAGGCAAGAAAACAATCTCGTTTGATATTGACAAATTAAGCAAACGTGTCGAGCAGATGACATCAAAAGTATTAGAACTTACAAACATTCAACGCGCACACCATCCAGTCAAAGAATGTGTTGTGATGCTTGGCGGCGACATGGTTGAAGGCATCGGCATCTTCCCAGGTCAAGCCTTTGAAGTTGAAGCCCATCTGTTCCAACAGTTGTTTGAAGTTGTGCGCATCATTGAAACTGCGATACGAACCTTCGCACAACACTTTGAAGATGTCCAAGTCGTATGCGAGTTCGGTAACCATGGCCGACTCGGACGCAAAGGTGACATGCCTGCCGGTGACAACATTGATCGAGTGTCATATCAGATTGCGTCAAATAATTGTAAAGATTTGAAAAACGTGAAATGGCAGATGACAGATTCTTGGTACCAGATATTTAATATCGGCAACTACAAGGTGCTTCTCGTTCACGGCGATGAGATTGGTTCTTTCGGTTCAATTCTGCGCAAAGTTTCAGCCTGGTCAACAGGTGTCGTTGAACCGTTTAATGACTGCTACATGGGACACTTCCATACACCCACATCGCTAACGATGGCAAATGGTGGTCGAGTCTTTGTCACAGGTTCACCAGAGTCACACAACGAATACGCCAGAACATTTATCGCAGCAGTAGGCAAACCATCACAACGACTACATTTCGTTGACCCGATAAAAGGCAGAGTCACATCGGAATACATTGTTTGGCTTGACTGATGAACGCAGTCCAAGTCATCTGGCATGACGCGCACAGTGGCTCCGAATCGTGGATCAACATCAAAGACCTTGACCACGACCCAGCCGTAGTCGAAACAGTCGGCTACATCCTGCCAACCTGCGATGGTGGCAAACCCGACCATATCACCATCTTCCAATCCCGAAACGAAGACTCATTAGACCACGTTCTCCATATCCCACACAGCATGGTTCAACGGATTGTGGTGTTAGACCTACCAACCGACTAGGGTTGAAGCAGGCAGTCGCTTATCGCTTGACTTGCCTCGCAACCACTCACCTCCTTGTGGTTGCGTTATACACCTGCACAACCGAAAGGACCAACATGCGACTATTAACCGCAATTTTGGCGACACTAACCGTCATCACCACATCTTTAGGCATCGCCTACGCTGCACAAGCACCAGCACCTCTCACAGCCGTTTACAGCGCGTCTCAGCCACCAGTTGACCGACTTGACCCAATCCCAGCCGATCAGCCGATTGTGTTCAGGCATGGCGATGTGTCATGGCTACCAGCACTAGCACTCGAAGCTGGTTGGACAGCCGACCAGATACCTAAATTGGCTGAAATAGTGCTACGCGAATCGGGCGGATGTCCGAATCGTCGTGGTGGCGACATGGTGGACAAGAACTGCAACTTGACTGGCGTGTCCGAATGGAGTCATCGAAGTGACACATCCTTGCTTCAGATAAATGGTCAAAACTTTGACCCGACAAGAAACCCGACCGCACCGATCTGTTTACAGATGAAAATCTGTACACAAGAACCACTATTTGACCCATTAACCAATCTGAAGGCAGGCAAACTGCTGTTTGACTATTGGGAGAAGGCTGCAGGCAACGGCTGGATTCCGTGGGATCCATGCAACAGAACCTCAACTTGCAAACCATCCACCAAAATGAGACCATAGTGGGCTATACCTAATAGGTACACAAAACCACTAAGGAGGGTTATGAGAAATCAAGAAAAGGTAATCGTTTTATTCTGTGTCAACATGATTGGCTGGTGTGTTCTATGCTTGCCACCATTCCCAGGCGAAGCAAGACCATCAGCGTTGGTATTCGTTGCATACGCGATATTTAATCTTCTTTCGGCAGTTCAATGCCGCTTATGGTTATCTAAAATCCGATGACACAATACGGCTCCGCCAGTTCATGGTCGGAGAACATAAACGTCTTCGAATCCATGAGACCAAAATGGCAAGACAGATCAAACTGCAAAGATGTTGGCACAGACATTTTCTTCCACGAAAGATACCATCACGCAGTTCGCGAAGCGAAAACACTTTGCAAAGCCTGCCCAGTTCAACAAGACTGTTTAGAGTACGCAATCGTAAACGAATGTGTCGGCATTTGGGGAGGTCTCACAACTGTTGAAAGAAGACGACATATCCGCATTGAAGGAAGGTTGAAGAATGGTCAACAAAAACAAAAACAAAGGTACGCGCGCAGAATTGTTAGTGGCGAAATGGTTGAACGTGAACGGCCATCCTGACGCTGAACGCAGTCGTGCCGGATTCACCGACGATAGAGGCGACATAGACGGCATCCCAAATGTTTGTGTCGAAATAAAAGATGAAAAGAAAATCAACCTCGCAGGATATATGAAAGAACTAGAAGTCGAGATCAAGAACCGCAAATCAAAATACGGTGTCTGCATCGTCAAGAAGCGCGGAACACAAGACCCAGGTGAATGGTACGCAGTACTCCCAGCCAAAGCCTGGTTGGCTTTGCTGGCTGATGCGTTAGAAGAAAAAAAGAATCCCGACACTCCGCACAAGGATGCGGTATAGTTCCAATTCCTAAGATTCCCGAAAATAAGGAGACTGCACAATGTTAGAAAACATCAGACAAGAAGCACCAAAAGATCGTTGGGGACGATACCTCGTATCATCACCAGATGGTAAGCAGCGTGGCTACACCAGAGTCACCACAATCTCATCAACGACAGATGACACCAACGCATTAAAGCAGTGGGCGAACCGAATGGTCATCACAGGACTTGTGAACCGATCAGATCTGCTCGCACAAGCGTCAACAAAACTTGAAGACAAAGGTGCGTTAAACAAAATCGCTGACGAAGCAATCACAGCTGGTGGCGGTTCATCACGCGCAAACCTCGGCACAGCGTTGCACTCAATCACAGAACAAGTTGACCTAGGCAACAAACCAGCAATCCTGCCAGGGTTACAAGCAGACGTGAACGCCTATGTCGCGGAACTTAAACGATGCAACATAAAAATCTTGAAAGAATATATTGAATCAGTTGTCATCAACGACACACTTGAATACGCAGGCACATTAGATCGGATCGTAGAAGTTGACGGTGTCAAATATATTGCCGATCTAAAAACTGGTACCGATCTTTCGTACTCGTGGCGATCAATTTCAATCCAACTGAACGCCTACGCACAAGCCGAACATATTTACGATTGGAAGACATCAACACGTCTACCGATGCCCGACATCAATCGTGAAATGGGTATCGTGTTTCACCTACCAGCAGGTGAAGCACGCTGCGAACTTTACTGGGTAGACCTAACAGCAGGGCAGCAAGGTTTGCGGCTTGCCTTAGATGTTCGTGCTTGGCGTAAACGCAACGACATCCACCAACGCTTCGTTGAAGGTAAAGTTGTTGAGCTGCCGGTCGTAGAAGTTGCAGAAACTCCATATTTACAACCACGCAAAGAATGGCTTACCGCTCGAATCATCGCAATGCCATCGGAAGCACAAATGCTACTTAAAGCCACCTGGCCTGATGGTGTGCCGAAGATATCGGAATGTACCAACGATCAACTTGACGAAGTTGTAGAAGTTCTGCAATCCGTTGAGACTTCACACAACGTCCAGTTCTTCATGGCTGACCCGACTAAACCACCAAAGCCACGCAAAACTGCAAAGCCGAAGGTAATCAAATGATCTCACGCATTGACAAAGAATACGATCCGAACGAGACCAGAGGCATCAACCCACATCGCAGATGCGTGTGCGCAAACTGGAACAACGAAGATGGCTCATGCTCGTATTGCGAATGGGAAGAAGAACACGCCACAGAAGGAGACGACAAATGACTGACGACTTCGAAGGACGCATCTACGCAACTGGCAGTGACCGAACCAGCGCACTACAACTCCAAGCCGACTTCGACACACTCCGACCTAAACATCGGGCGATGATTAAGAAGGTTGCGACAGAATGCAACGAATACGGTCAAACAATTTCGTTTGACCAGATGAAATCTCATCGAAGGTTCTGCATCGGACGCGGTCTAATAGACCTCGCCTTATCAGACAACTTCGACGAAGACCTGATCCGCAGCGTCTGCTATGCGGCGACAGGGTACATAATGAATACAGCAGGCGGAGCGGTAGGACATCTAAACGCCATGGAGGCAGAGCAGTTTAAGAGGCTCTGTCTCCATGTGCGCTACGACGAAGCCGATATGAGTTACGAACATGAAACAAATACATTCAACCTAAGATTCCCAAATCAGAAAGTGAGTAAATAATGTCAGATCAAGCAGACCTCCTAGCAGGAGGCGGACCCAAACTTCCGACACTCAAGTTTGAAACGGTAGGTCAAATCCATGGTGGCATCGTCACAGATGTCAAGAAACTAGAAGACCGTGACCCATCAGGAACACTCAAGACATGGCCGAATGGTGATTCACGATTCGTCTATGTTCTCACCATCAAGGACCCAGTCGAAGGCGACGTGAACATCTGGGCACGAGGCATGATGATTACAGCAATCCGAGAAGCAGCCAAGACAGCTGGTGTCACCGAACTTGTTGGCAACAAAATCTCCATCCGTTACAAAGGCGATGGCGAAAAGAAATCAGCAGCGTTCAACGCACCAAAGTTGTTTGAAGCAAAGATAGAAAAAGTAGCAACCGACGACCGTTGGTAGGAATCTAAAAGAAATCCGATCCAGCCGTTTTAATCCCTTCGTTTCGGCTGGGTCGGGTTTCTGACAACTAGGAGAACGATGAGCAAGAAAGATATCGAGGACGCGATTGCGTTCTTAGAAAAGATATTTGTAGGACCAGGCAGTCAAGACAGATTGTTTGAAGTAATCAAATCACTCAAAGACGAACTAGCAAGGAGAGCAAAGAAATGACCGCAGACATTTACGCAATGACACAAGAAGTCAACGAACTGCAAACACGAATCGCAGAACTATCAGTCGCACTCGCAACAGTCACCGACCAACGTGACTCGAATCGTGACATCGCAGATTCGTTATTCGTAGAACTTGAATCCAACAAAGCAAAACTGGCAATTGCAAACTCAGTCATCGACCGGCTACGGCTCCACATCCAACAAGGCGTTGAACTGTGATCTTCGCTGCCATCTACCTCACACTGATACTCACATCACCAATCTGGTTGAAAAAAATGTTCAAAGACGGAGACGAATGATGAACACAGGAATCGGCGCAAACATCCTTACCGAAGCACACGAAATTATCACAGGTGCAAGAAACCAGTCATACGGCAAAGTCACAGACGACTACACCAAAGTCATTAAAATCTTTCAAGTGTTAACAGGCATCGAACTGTCCTACGCAGACGCACTGCTGTTCATGGTGTCAGTGAAACTTGCCAGACTGTCAACCAACCTAGAACGCAACCAACTCCACCACGACAGCCTGCTCGACGCGCTCGGCTACCTAGCCTTGCTCAACGTTGCAAACCAAGAACTACCAGCAAACAAACTGGTCACAGACAGACCAATCTGATGGGACAATATGTTCGAGGACCAAGCTCCGTGTCAGCAGCAATCTCACACGAACTACGAGACCAAATAGAATTAGAAGCCGACAAACAAGATGTCACAATCTCGTGCGTTGTACGAAAAATCCTTGACCAGCACTTCGGGTTGGATAACAAATGAAAGCCAAACTGTGCTCATGTCTTCCTACCCGATTGCTACCAGTCCATCCATACTGTGGAGATAAGCCAGATGACGATGAGTGACAGCGAACCAACATGGGACATGGTGTCACACTTCATAGAATCAAACTTTGACGCAGACCACGTCACCACTGCCTACGCACTGATCGCAACGGTAGAAAATTTTGTGACCGGCGAACAAAGATTCTTCACAATATGCCCACCACAACAAGTTTCATCTGTCACAATAGGACTTCTCGAATCAGCGTCAGCTGCCGAGAAACTTCGGTTCGCCAAAACGGTGTTCCGAGAAGAATAAGGTAAGGAGCCTGCACAATGAATAAGCAAGAAAAAGAAACATTCGTACTGTTACAAAATCAACTGAACCATGAACGCCAATGCGCTGATGCGTTAGCAGACGCACTAATCAATGGTGGCATGGGTCGTCAATTCGAGGCACTGTTGATGCACGAAACATTACGCAACGGAATCCAATACCCAGGAATTGAAGTCGGACAACCACGCGCTAAACGCGCACCAAGACGAGGACATCCGAATCAATGGTTCCGTATGCCACCACAAGGTTTCTACTATGAGCCAAAGAAACCAACTGAAGAAGAAACGGAGGAATGATGTTGATC